TACTCCGACCAGTTCCATGACGACCGCGATGGCGACGGGGTTGTTATCGACATGCACGGAATCGCCCTCAAGGATGAAGGAGAATCACATTGAGCAAACTGGCAGCAGTCCGCACCGGTCAACCGACGCAGGGGATCAGTTCCGTCCCCAACGGCAACCCTCCCTCCTTCCCTGCCCACCCTCCCGCACTCGACGACGGCGACCCCGCCTCCCCGCCGCCTGCCGTCAATCCCCGCTCCCCCTTCTCCGCCCCCCAGGCCGCCATGGCCGCCTCCTGGCTCTCGCTCAAGGCGACCGAACTGGAGGTCAGGAAATATTTCAAGTCGATCCCGGTCCCCTCTGGCTTGGAAATGTTGGCCAAGATGCGCCGCCAATGTGACATGGCCGCCGAGACCCTCCAGCAACGCATGGACGATGGCAATATGGAACGTTGCTCAGGTTGTGGAAAAACGCTCGAAGAAGCACATAAGTCGGGATGGTTGATGATGGGTAGTGATGTAGACGCTGCTACTGGTGTTCCCGTGCCTTATCGCTATTGCGGTCCCCAGTGTATTCGCGAGCGCAATCGTGAGAAGATGCTGCCCCCGGAGTTACGCGACAAGAAGCGGTTCGACGGCGAGGAGATGGGTGACATCCGATGAGTCAAAAGTACGAATCCATCCTCCGCGACTCCATCTCCAAGCTCTCCCTCGGCCCCCACGACATCGTGATCGTAACCTCCCCCGAGGCCATGTCCACCTTCGTCGAGATGACTCAGGCCGGAGTCGGGTTCTCCGGGTACGCCAACCCTGTCCTCTACGTCCCCGGCGGGTTGGAAAAAGCCACCCGCGAGGACCTCCTCGACGCGCTCCGAATCCTCGACGAGACGGCCAAGGGAACCGGCCCCCAGACCGACGAGGCCAGCCGGATCATCACCGACCTCCACCAGCCCTCGTCCACCCCGATCAGGAAGGTTCAGTGATGCTCTACTTCCTCGACACCGAATTCATCGAATCGGGTCCCACCAAGCCGATCCAACTGATCAGCATCGGCATCGTCTCTGAAGACCTCCGCCAACTCTACCGGATCAGTTCCGAGTTCAATCCCAACGACGCGAGCCAGTGGGTCAAGGACAACGTACTCTCCCAACTCGAAGACTACGAGCGCGGAACCCTCTCCCAAATCGCCGCTGACATTCTCCAATTCTGCGACCCTGACCAATTCGGCAAGCCTGAATTCTGGGGCTACTACTCGGACTATGACTGGGTGGTGTTCGCGCAAATCTTCGGCACCATGATGGACCTCCCTGCCGGGTTCCCGATGTACTGCCGCGATCTCAAACAATGGTGCGACCAACTCGGCAACCCCAAGCTCCCCGACCAAGGCAAGGGAGAGCACAACGCGCTTGCCGACGCTGCTTGGAACATGAAGGCATGGCAGTTCCTGAAGGAGTTGGAGCAATGAACAAGCCGCAGTCCTCGATCTTCCGCCCTCTCGGTGAACTTGATTCCGTACCCGATCCTTCCGCCGCCCCCCCTCCCCCTCCCTCCCTCATCGCCCGCCGCGCCGCCCTCGACCCGCGCCCTCTCCACCACCGGCCCTTCTCGCTCGGCCCAGGCGGCGCCTCCTCCCTCTTCTCCCGCGCCGTCGAGCGCGCGCTGGTGGAGGAGATGGCGGGACAGCTCCGCGGCCAGGTGATCAGCGGGGACAGCGCGAACGCGAGCGAAATCGGCAAGTGGGCCGCGGACATCATCGCCGCGTTCAAGGAGTAGCCAGTGGATTCAGTCAGCCCAGTCTTAACAGAGGCCGAAGTCCCCTCCGAGCAAGTCGTCGCCCTCGGCCAGTCGGCCTACTACCCGATCATCGTCGCCCGCATCCGTTTCTCCGACGACTCCCCCTGCTCGCTGACCCGGTTCCGATTCAACGACCAGGAGAGAGAACTGATCGCGCAGGGGGCCGACCTCCTCCTCGGCCAGCCCCACCACGGCTCGATGATGCCGGTCTCGCTGCAGTTGGCGATGCCGGGGGAGTATCCCGTGCCTGAGCCGGTGCCTGAGCCGGTGCCTGAGAAATGACTGGCGTGGAACTACTGGAGGAGGGTTATACTAAGGGGGTCAGGACGTGTCACCGTCCGGCCAAGACCTCATCGCTACAAGGAGCGACTATGACCCCACGCAAAGTATACCGCGAAGAATCAGAAGACCTCGTGGAACCGGTGACCTACTTCGAGGACCAGAACGGCGTCCCTCAAGCCATAATGCTATTCGGCCTAGAACTGGGCAACGTTATCACGCCGCAGATCGAGCACATCTTCACCTCCGGCCAGTGCCACTCGCTCGCCATCGCCCTGCATGAAATCCTCGGCTGGGAAGTGATGGGGACCTACGACCTGTTCGGTGGTGGCCCTCGCGATACGCGCCACTTCGTCGTGCAGTGCCCCGACCGGCGTGGCGACGCCGACATTCGCGGAATCCGCTGCTTGGATCACGGTCTACGGAAAGCGAGCGTGGACGTGATTCTCGGCGGACGAGGCAGAGGGTTCCTGCCGCCAGCAATGAAGTTCGCTCGGCACTACGCTAAGATCATCGCCCCGGAAATCCAGAAGCAGTGGGACGCCCTGAAAGCAGGAAAGCGCAAACCGCGCTGGACACTGTGTTCGGAAGGGTACGACGACAAGTAATGATGAGTAAGTAGGAGACCTCTTTGCCCCTCTCGCTATCCCATGTCGAAAAGTTCTTCTCGCGGCTCAACATTCGAGACCGCGACACCGGGACCTTCATCCCCTTCGTCCTCCGCCCCCAGCAGCGAGAAGTCTTCCACCTGGCCGAGCAGCATCTCGCTCGCCGCCGTCGCCTTTTCATCATCTTCCTCAAGGCCCGGCGCCTCGGCATCTCCACCATCGCTACCGGTTTGGGCCAAGCTCACTGCATCGCTCACCCTGGTTCCATGGCGCGCTGCATCGCCCAGAACGCCAAGGTAGCCTCGGCCAACTTCGCCATGGCCTGCTCCTTCTTCAAGGATTGCCGCGGTCTCTATCCAGGTGCTCCCAAGCCGACCAAGTCCATCCTCACCTGGCCCCACTCGGACGGCCCCGACTCGACCTTCGAGCACCACACCGCCGCCACGGTCCACGGCCAGCGCGGGCTGACCTCCAGCTTCACCCACCTGACCGAAGCGGCCTTCTACCCGTACGAAGGAATATTCACGAGTTTGCTCAACACCCTCTCCTCGGACCCTAACAATATCTGCCTGGTGGAAACGACCGCCAACGGCCTCGAAGGCCCAGGCGAGGCCTACTACCAGTACTGGGAGGGAGCTATGGCCGGGGAGAACGAATTCCTTCCCATCTTCCTCCCCTGGTGGGACGACCCGGCCTACCGCCTGCACGAAGAACTGGCCCTCGACGCCCCCCGCGACGAATACGAAAAATTCCTGATGAACGACGTCACCCACTGGCGCACGGGCAAGAAGGTCAAGATAGACAAGTCCCAGATCGCGTGGTTCCGTAGCACTCTGGCAACTCGCTGCGAAGGGATCATCGAGAAGTGGCGAGCGGAATTTCCTTCGACTTGTCTGGAGGCCTTCGTCGCTACTGGCAATCCTGCGTTCACGATGGAAGAGACTCAGTTTGCCGAGAATGCCGTCGTGCGCAACCCTCCGTGGCAGGGAGAATGCGTGCTGTCCGCCGACCGCAAGCACGGCGAGTTACGAAAATCCCTCAACGGGCCTCTCGTCCTCTATGAGACTCCCCAGCCCAAGCACCACTATTTCGCCGGGGTAGATTCAGCCCGAGGAGAGGAATCCACCATGGCCCCCGGCGACTACGCGGCCATTGTCGTCTGGAACGCGGAGACCGGAGACCTTGCTGGCCGTTATATGTCCCGCGTGTCCCCCGAGGAACTAGCCAATGTCTCCGCTGCCCTGGGCTACTACTTCAACGGCGCGATGCTGGTCGTCGAACTTACCGGCAATCTCGGCTACATCACCATGCGAGAACTCCGCGACCGTCTGTTCTATCCCTCGCAATACATCTGGAAGGGGCGCGACGATAGGGTAGACAAATCCAAACAGGGGGTGGCGCTGGGATTCGAGACCTCTGACCGTTACCGCCGCATGATGTTCGCCCTGTTCCGTACCGCTCTCCACAGCAAGCGAGTCGTGCCTAAGGACCGGGTATTCGTGGACCAGATGAAGAAGGCGAAGCTGGAGATGAACTGGCGCTGGACGGTGGCGGTTGGCCACGATGATGTGCTGTGTTTCTCTCCTGACACCTTGGTTGAGACTCAGGAAGGATTGAAGCCGATTTGCGAGATCAGGCCAAGCGAGTTCGTTCGTACCCACACTGGAGAGTTGCATCAAGTTAGAGAGACGATCACGAGCGATACTAGCGGACTTTTGGTTAACGTGGGTATAACAGGTAACCCTGAGCCCATCCGCGCTACCCCCAATCACCCTTTTTATGTTTGTCGGTATGAGCGCAACATAAGAAAAAGCAATGTTCACCTTCCTACTAAAAGGTTGTCGGAGCCACCTGCTTGGAAGGCTGCTATAGACCTGCGGCTACATGACTACGTGTTGTTTCCGAAGCGGAAGAACCTGCCTCGTACCGACGTACCTGACGATCAATTGTGGGTTCTTGGCTGGTTTTTGGCCGAGGGGTGGACATGTCCACGTGACCGCAAGATCAATCAAGGATTTATGCTGTCTTTTTGTTTGAATTCTTCCGAGCGTCTTATAGCAGAAAGGATATGCGAGGTGTTGATTAAGTACGACCCACCTTCGCGATCAAACAATAAGCCGCCTCGTATTATTCCCGTCAAGGGAAAGAACTCCATTCGTATCATTTACTCATCACGCTACTGGCACGAATTGTTCTCACGTCTTGTTGGCGGCTTGCAGCCTGTGCGTAAGATTCATTCATCTCTCTATAACTGCTCTGGTCTAATGCCTATGGTGGGAGCGTTTATGTCGGGAGAGGGGTCTTATATTAAATCTGTAAGTACAATCAGAGTATCAAATACATCTCGTGTCCTCATTCACCAGATCAGACAAATACTTATAGATGAGGGAATTTGGTCTACCATTGGATTCTATTCTCAGCCTATATGGGCTTTGAATATAACTTCGGAATTCATTGAGCGATTTGTTGGTATATCCAAGTTTCACTCAGTGGAGCAGCTCATACGTCGGCAGCAGTTTGTTGAAACGGACGAGGGTTTCTGGTTGCCAGTTAAAACGCTCTCCTTTAGTCATCATTCAGGATCGGTATTTAACCTATCTATTGAGGGAGACTCTACGTATCAAGCGCAGGGCATTGCCGTCCATAATTGCGCAGGTTTCTTAGGATGGATAGCGTTAGAACAGAACCATCCAGAACCATGTCGGCCTCGTTCTCCAAAGAACGTTTTAATGACTCGCGAAGAAATGGAAAACTCTGGCTTCACTCCCACTCGCGGCCAGATGCCGGAGTGGACCAAGGACCCAACTGTTACCGGCATGGGAGCCTTACTAACTACTGGTAACGACCATCTCAGGAAGCTCGAACTCTACAACAAGGCCAAGCAGAAGGTCAATCGGTTGCAGTGGATCTAGGAGGCAGCGAGGTGATTCGAGATGATCGAGCAGGATTACAACAAGCTAACTCTGACCTTCCCTTCCAAGGAGGCAGCGACTCAAGCCAGACAGTGGCTGGAAGTGGCCGTTCTACCATGGCTGGCGATGGTAAGCCAGTCCGCATCCGCAACCTCCGCCCCACCTTCCGAGCCGTCCCCTCCGACCGCCCCAGTGGAACCGACCCGCTCCCACCACGTAGTGTTAACCGACGAGCGGCTGGAGCAACTGGCGTTGCAGAGGGAACAAGGACTGACCTCCCGCCAGCGTCTCCTTCGCGCCCAGACCACCCTGCGCGACGGCGTTCTCCCGTTCAGCCGGCCGGGAGCCTCTCCCCCTCCCCCCTCCGGTCAGCCCTCCCCCAGACAGAAGGCCCAGGCGGAGGGAGGGTTCGCCGACGGAGCAGCGGCGGGACAACTGGCTGGGGTGGCTCCTCCTCTGGAACCAGGGCCAAGAAGGGGAAGCAGGCTGCGGCCAGTCGGGCCAGCGTCCAGCCAGCCGACTCCACCGCCGACCCCAAGCTCCCCCCGGCCATAGCCAAGCTCGTCCCGAAGGACCAGCAGACTCCTCCCTCTACTCCCCGGCTTGTCCCGACGGAGGCGGAGAGGTCTGATGCCCGCCGCCTGTTCCGGGAGATCGGCCAGCGCTTCAACGAGAATCGGCGGAAGTCCAAGACGGCTGCCTACGCCGCCTTCCGTCACGACCTCATGGACAACCTCGACACCCTGATCATGGGTGGGGCCTTGGACCTGAAAGAAGCGACCGCGATCGTGACCAACTTAGAGAGCTACACGAGGGAAACGGAGGCCGAATCGACCGAGACCCCCGCGACCATCCTCGGGCGCTGGCTGCGGATGGCGCCGGGGGAGGTGGGGGAACTGGAGCGGGGCGGGACGGAGGCGGACGAGCCAGCAGAGTCAACGGAGCCGACAGAGCCGGAGGACGAAGAGGAGCCCGCCGACGCCGACCAGCCTGCTTAGTCCCTCGTCACTGTTATGCCTCCCCGACGCCCCCCTCCCTCCCTCTCCACTATCCTTCCAGCAGAACCCGTCCGCGTCTACAGGGAGGCACCCTCTTGTCCGACACCCCCCGCGCCAAGTACCAGTCCGGTGCCCCCTCCGAGTTCTCCTCCTCTCTGCCTCAGAACTCGCGCAAGGAGTACAACTCTCCGGCGGCACAACCTCCAGGCCGGTCCGGCGGTGGTCCTGCCGTTTCGACTCCCCACCGGGTCTCCTCCTCGCGCAGGCACCGGAAGGCTGGCCGCGCATGAGCTGCGACATGTCCAGCCCCGACGACTCCTCCCCCGAAGTAACCATCTCCCCCGCCGACAACGGCCACGTCGTTCGCTGGCACCAGCGCTCGACCAAGAAGGACGAGCCAGGCCGGACCATCAAGCGGGTGGCACTGACGGCGGACGAGGCGCTGGGACATGCGAAGTCGGCTCTGGGAGGCAGCGGCGGGAAGTCAGCCAAGAAGCGTACCTCCTCCCCGAGTGGTGCAGCCTCGGAAGGCTCGCTGGCTGAACACTCCCTCCACTCTGCTCGTGGTCGTGGCTCCTCCCGCCGCCGTCGTCCCCGCATCGGAGGACGCCGGTGAAGAAGTCTGGCTGTGGAATGCCCGAGAAGGACGAGTCCCCGGCCTACGAGGCGCGCAACCACTCCACCCAGTTCCTGCGCAAGGCCGTCAAGCTCTCCGAGAAGAAATCCTCCAAGCGTACGTCGCGCAAGCGGGGGTGACTCGTGCCGTGGACGCCAGCCGACTCGACCAGATTTACCAAGAAGGCAAAGTCGCCGAAACGGCGTCGGCAATGGGCTCATGTCAGTGACTCCATGCTGGCTCGCGGCGAGTCCGAAGGCGCTGCGATCCGCGCCGCCAACGCTGCCGTGAAGAAGTCCTCGTCCCGCCGCCCGAAACGCTCTCGCCGCAGGACTTAGTTAATGCTACTCTGACAGGAGGAACCAGATGGCAGCGAAACCCAAGCACAAGTTCGCCCGCGGGGAGTGGCAACCCGTCCACCCCTCCAAGCGTGGCGCGGAGACGGCCAAGGCTAAGCGTGCGGGCCGGTCTCTCGAAGCTCAGGCCGAGAAGGACTCACACTCGTCTGATCCGAAGGTTAGAGGCCGAGGGATATTCGCGCTGAACGCCCGCCACGGAAAGTTCAGGCACCCGTCGCGGTCGAGACGGCGGAGGTAGCGTTAGTGTCGCTCGGATTTGAAAGTGTCGTCTCGTACAGGTGCTCTTTGCGGATCGCTTTTATTCTGGTTCGATTGTCGGCTGGAATAGTAAGAGCTTCTTCGGCAGTCCACCCGTGGTTGATACGGCTTATAACCGTCATATATCGCAAGCCGACTATGCGTGCCCATTCCGCGATGCACTTAGCCTCGCCACGAAACTCAATCAACCGGACATGCTTTGTATTTTGGCTCTGTTCTTCAGGCGTAGCCCATCGACAATTCCCCTTGAAGTACCCGAGATCACCTTTGATCCGGTCGAGACTTTTCCCAGCCGGACGCTCACCCATGTCGGCAAAGAATGCCTCGAACGATTCCAACCACTCTTTTGCCACAGTGATGCCTGAGCCTCCCCACTCAGGGAACCTTGGGAAGTTTGGGTTGGTGCAGCGTTGAATCATCATCGCCCAACTCGCATATGTGCGGCTGCCGGTTTTCCTGTGAGTCGATGCGCTGCAACTATAGGAGCAAAACAAACCCTTGCCGCGACCAACCTCGTAGGCTTTCGCGTAGAATTCTTTGTCGCAGTATTTGCAGTTGCGAAGTACACTGTGCTTTGGGGGTGTCATGGTCTCTCCCTTCAGAGATCAGGCGTGAGCCGGTGCTTCAACACCGACACTCCCCATTGTAACAAAGAGGGGAGGGTAGGGCCATAGCCAACATCACGTTCATTGGCGCTGCCCGGAAGTCCCAGAAACAGGAAAGTATCGACCCCCGCGCCCGCCACATTTCTGAGTGGCGCGAAAGTTCTGACTCTGCGCGTAACAAGGCATTGGGGGAGAATTTTTTCAAGACTGCCGAAGACCTCTATAACTTGCAAGACGCCATGACGCCGGGGCCGGTCTATCGTCCGTCGTTAAGTATCCCGATGCTCCAACGCATCATGCTCGAAGAGGCCAACCAAGTCAGTTCGCTCAGTCCACGTATGTATGTATTCCCTTCTGCTGGTGCCTCTGATCCTTCTTATTCCGGTGCTCAACAAGGCGATCCTTCCCTTCCTTCGACTACTGCTCGGGACCTTGCACGCGAGGTCTCTCTTCAGGCGCAATGGCAAATTAGTAAAATGAACCTCCACTTACTCATGGCTGGACTTACTGCCCGGTATTGCGGAGCTGGCTGGATCGTTGCAGGATTCGATCCTGACCTAAGTCGAGCACGCGGGGGGATGTGGGCACGGTCAATCGACCCTCGCTTAGTTTTCTTTGACCCCGGTACGGACTACACTTGGAACCCGTCCTTCGCGGGCTGGGGAACTTGGATGAATCTGGAGGATGTCCGGCTGAAGTGGCCGGAAACTTCGCGTGCTATTCAGCCTCAGCATTCGTCAGGCGGGTTTCAACCATTCTCGGGTGATTCTGGTTATGGCATATCTCAACCACCCGGACCGATGAGTACGATGCCGGGTACTCCGGGCCAGAACGCAAAGACGATGCGGTCAGAATGGCGGGTGTTAGTCAACCATTGCTTCTGTCGTGACTATACCCGCGAGACGGTAGAGAAGGCTGACGTG